GCGTCCTTGTCGTAGGCCAGCCGCATCTCGGCCTCGAGCGCCTTGTTCAGCGCATCGTCGACGCGGAGCTGGTTGGCCTGCTTGAGCGCTTCGAGCTCCATGTCCATTGCCACCGCGCCCGCGCGCTGCGCCGCCTGGCCGAAGTTCGCGGCCTGCGCGCCGGGATCGACGCGAGGCGTCGCGGGCTGGACCTGCACCGGCTGGAACTGCGCCGGCATCTGCTGGAAGTTGTCGTAGGTCGGGACTCTCGGCACGGTCACATCCTCAATCGCTGGCCGGCGTACCAGCGCGACGCCACCGCCGTGGCCGAGCCGACGAGCGAAGTCGCCGCCGACATGAAGGGGCTGACGCCGCCCGCGTCCGCGCGCGCCATCGTGGCGCCGATCTGCTGGTTTGTCGCCTGCGTGCGGTAGCCCCACGCGGCTTGCAGGGCGTTGCGCTGGATCGTGAGCGCGTCGGCCTCGCTCATGAAGTCGGTTGTGTTCAGGATGTTCTGCGGGGTGTCGCTGGCCAGGTCGATGCCATTGGCCGCCATGCTCACGCGCTGCCGGCTCTTGAGCTGCCCGGCAGCAAGCCGGCTTGCCTGCTCCTGACGCTGGCCCTGCAGCAGGGCGGACTTTGCGCCGAGCTCGGAAATCTGCGCGTTGATCTCGGCCATGCGCGCCTGATGCTTCAGGCTGTTCTTGGCCGAGCGCGCGGAGTAGTAGGCGCCCACCGCAGAAGACACGGCGCCCGCGATCGACATCGCGCCACCCGCGCTGCCGGCGAAGTCCATGAACGAGCCGCCCGACAGGCTGGCCGGCGCGGACGCCGCAGTGGCGCCCATGACGTTGCTGGTGTTTGCCCCCACGAGAAGCGTCGATTGGGGGCCGAACGCACTCGGGCTCATGAATCCGTACATGCGCGGATGCTCGATCGTGATGATGCCCCGATGATGCGGGGGATGCGCGCAACCACGCGCACCGCAGAAAGCAGGGGTCCGGCTGCGGGAACGTATCGCCTCACGGCGGCGGCCGGCGTCGCACCGGCCCGGATGGATCACCTCCTTCCGTGGTGATGCAATCAGCCGCCGATCGACACCTCGAGCGACATCGACACGATGGTGAGCGGCAGCGGATCGGACTGGCGCACGCACACCTGGCCGTTGTCGGTCCAGCTCGGCGTGATCACGATCGGGATCTCCTCGGACTTGAGCGCAGGCGGCGCGCCGTATGGCTCGGTCGTGCGCTGCTTGGCTTCGGTGAGTCGGTCGAACGACGGGCCGGCGAAGATGCCCGACGAGCGATAGACGCGCAGCCACGCCTTGCTGACGTTCTTCTGCCGCCCCTGGCCGAAGCCCTGGATCTCGAAGGCCAGCGGCAGCGTCTGCGCGTCGGCCTCGATCGGCAGGCCGATATGCACGACGCTGGCTTCCACATCGAGCTGCACCGCGCCGCCCGTCACCACGCGCGACGGATGCACCGCGCCATCTGCCAGGATCGACACCGTGCAGCCTTCCAGGTGCGACAGGCCGCTGATCGTGTCGGCCGGCAGCCCGTCGTAGGTCAGGCCCGAATCCACGAAGAAGGCGTTTTCCTGCTCGCCGAAGAGCCGCGGCGCCATGCGCTCGATGTAGCGCACGCTCTGCCCGTTGATCGTGCGACGGACCACGGCATAGACCGCATCCTCGGCGCCCTCGGCCACGCAGGCGACCGACTCGAACGTGCCGTCGGTGTCGTGCTGGTGCCAGGCGCCGACCTGTTGCTCGGGCACGTAGGTTAGGCCCAGCAGCTTGCCCGACGAGGACACGAACCACGCCACCGGTGCCGGCGACTTCTGGAACGCGATGTCCTTGATGTCGAACCCGTCGAATAGGTGCGGCGCGCGCAAAGACAGGTCGCCCGTGATGTAGCCGCCGGCCTGCCAGTTGTACGCAAGCTCGCGGACATGGCCCCCGCGGGCGGCGCCGTACAAGATCGACGAATTGACCACCACCGGCTGCGCCTGGCCGGCGCCGACGTAGGACTGCGGGCGCACGGCCACGCTGCTGGGCGTGATCGCGTCGGAATTCACCGAGGTTACGCGCCACTCGGCCGCAGCGGTGAGCGCCATCAGCGAGTCGAGCGGGAGCAGATGCCGGATCGTGTTGGACTCGCGCGCCGCAACCCGGAACGCGATGGCATCGTCGTCCTTGGTCGGCAGTGAGTACGACAGGTTCGACTCGGTGCCCGTGCGCGTCATCCACAGGTTTTGCGGCGCATTGAGCGTGCCAGCGAAGACGCGACGCTGCTCGAAGTAGGACACCGCGCCCGGGTAGTCGCCAGCGCCGCCGAAGGGGTTGAACTGGATCGGCGGTGTGCGGCCGATGTCTGCTGCGATGTTGTCGTCCTGAAAGCTCAGGCCATCGGTTTGCCCGATGTAGCCGAAGAGGCCAGACGACTGCTTATAGACGTTGTACCGCTGCGCGCCCGACACCGCCGACCAGGTGATTGTGTTGTAGGCGCCGTCGAGCAGCAAATCGCCCGACACGGACGCCTCGGCCGAGGCCAGCGACTCGTCGATGCCAATCGCGCCCACGGCTGTGACCTTGTAATTGTAGGTCGTCGCCACTGGGGTGCCGGTTCCCGCCGTGTGCGTGGCCGACACGCCGCCCGGCGCCGACAGCGTGGAGACGAACGAGATCGTCGTCAGCGACCACGACAGCGCCCCCAGCCGGCGCAGCTCGCGCGGCGCATGGTTCGGATGCACCAGGGTGAGCACGTCCGCCGACTGGACGTAGTGGATGTCGAAGAGATCGGCCTCGGCGTAGGGGTTGGCGATCTCGTAGGGAACCGCGCCGTTCATCAGCGTGGCGCCCTGCGTGTGGAAGCGGAAGTAACCCGCGCCGACCTCGATCACCATCGTCTGGTCGGTCGAGTAGGTGAAAGGGATCAGGCGCGTTTTCTTCGTCGAGTCCTTTACCGCGCGCACGAAGGCGCAGCCCGGGCGGTTGGCAATCGGCCCGTGCGGCAGCACGATGAAGTTGCGGCAGAGCGCCAGGCCGGTCTGGTATTTCACATCGTCGATTCGCCCGAAGAACTCGGGCGTGACGACACCGCCACCGAACGAGCGCTGCAGGGTGCGGATGTTCGGCATCTCAGCGCCCCCAGGTGTTGAGCGTGGTCAGCGCGCCGCGGGCGCTGATCCAGTCCGGCATGTGCTCGGGGCTCATGCGCCGCTGGTTGGCGTCGGACTCGGCCGCGCGCCCGAACATCATCTGCGCCATCTGCGCCGCGCGCTGCGCCATCGCCATGCCGGCGTCGCCCTTGAGAATCGGCCCAGCCAGGTAGGAGGCCAGCAGCCAGGCCAGCGCATCGACGAAGAGCGGAGAAAACTTGGTCGTGTCTGTGATGCGCGCGATGTAGCGCACGGTCGCCACCGGTTCGTTGGTGTAGATCGCACCCACGCCGTTGGGCAGCGCCTCGCGCTCGTACTTGGCCACGCTGCAATCGTCACCTGCGCCCTCGGCGAACACGTCGAGGATCTTGATGGCGTCGCCCGGCAGCGCGTAGGCGTAGGCCCAGCAGCCGTAGTCGCCCGCGAACTCGGCCAGCGTGCCGCGCTTGGTGGCGAAGCCCCAGTGGTGCATCTCGAGCAGGGTGTCGCGCGCCACCGGGTAGAAGCGCGCCGCGTGCTCGGCTTGGGCAGACCCCTCGGGCGGGTAGAGGCTCGCCACGGTGGCGTCGTCGCCGAGCCGGGAAAGCGCGAGATTCACGATGTCGATTTCACTGGCCACGGTCGGACCCCATCAGAAAAACGGGGCGGGCGTTGCCGCCGCGCCCCGGAACCCATACTTCGGGAGGGAGAAGACTTAGACGAGATCGTCGGCGCCCTTGGGCGCCTGCGCCTCGCTGTCGGTGCGCGCGATCTCCGAGAAGGTCGTCGGCTCGCCGCCCTTGGCTTTTGCCTTGGGCTTCGGCTTGGCGGCCTCAGCCGCTTCCGCCGGCTCGAACCACGAGGCCTTCGCCCCGTCCTCGGCCTCGAAAACGTCGCCCACCCGGCGCCGAGCGCCGCCGTAGAACCCCTGCTTCATCGCGCGTACCTTCATGGCTCAGTCCTCAGCTGCCGTCGGCGTAGGCCTTCCACTTCGCCACGTCGTGGGTCAGGAAAGCGTTGACCTTGCCGGCGGTGACAGCAGCCACGCCCGTGGTCTGCAGGATGCCCAGGAAGCGCTCGTAGGCGTTGCCTTCCATCGGGACCGGGCCGGCGTACAGCACGGTCCCGGCTGCGATGCCCGAGCCGACAGTGAAGACCGGCGTGCTCAGGTGCTTGGTGCCAGTCGAAGGGTCGATCGCCGCAGTGGCGTCCGAGGCCAGATGGAACTGGACGGTGCCGCTCGCGCCTGCGTCGATCTCGGTGTCGACCGTGATGACCAGGTGCAGCGGCTCGCCGTTGCCGATGTCGCGGGCGACGCCCAGGTCGATCTGGTCGCCGATCAGGTAGCTGCCGGCCGCGCCCGTGTTCAGGGCGACGGCATCGGCAAATTCGTTGCGCTCGTCGAGAATCATGTCGTTGCTCCTTGTCTTAGACCACGCGGGCTTCGGTGTTGTTGATGGCGTCGAGGCGCTTGACCGGGATGTCGTCGAAGGTCATCACGCGCTTGCCCGACACGGTTTCCCAGGCCAGGTTGCCGGCGATCTTTTCGAGGATGCCCAGGCGAAGCTGCTCGCGGATGGTGCGGTTGACGTACCAGACGGCGCGGCCCTTCGACAGGCTGGGGATGCGCTCGGAGGCCTGCACCATGAAGTTGATGAGCGCCTTTTGCGCGGCTGCGCGATCGGCCGCGGTGCCGTCGGAGGTGAGGGCGGACACGTCGATGTTGCAGACGCGCGCAGCAAAGCGCCAGTCGCGCACGGTCAGGCCGCAATCGTGGCGGTAGTGCGTGCGGTACGCTTCCATCCGGCCGCCCGAGCCATCCACGTTCTCGATCGTGACCTGGCCCTTGTCCTGCATGTCCAGGCCAGCGCGCGAGCCCTTCGGATAGATGCCGTGCAGGGTCTGGTCGCCCCACACCACGAGCCAGATCGAAGTGTTGTCGGAGCCAGTGCCGCCCGCGCTCACGATGTTGTCGGCATTGGCTGCGCTCAGGCTGTTGTAGCGCGGCGCCAGGCCGGTGAAGGCCTCGGGCTGGTCGCCCTCGTTACCGTAGATGATGGTCGACGCGAGCTCCTGCGCCATGCCTTCGATGTGCGCGCGATCTTCCGACAGGCGGAAAGCGGCGGTGTTGCCGTTGAGGTCGGCCAGCGCCTTGTCCACCTCGGCGTAGGCTTCGAGCATGCCGCACGAGTCGGTGACTTGCGTAGTGGTGCTCTTGGTCGGCTGAACGCCGCCGTAGAGCTTGCGCCAGGTCGGGGTCGGCAGGCCGGTGCGGATGGTCGTGCGGTGGCCGGTCGGCAGGTTGCCCTCGACGAAGTTCATGTCTTCGAGGATGGGGTTTTCCTGCGTGAGAATTTCGGCGATGACGTCGATCTTGCCGTCCGGATCAAGGCGCTTGGCCAGGTCCAGCAGCGTCGGGTGGGAAGCGGCGAGTGCGCTCATGTTTTCGGCTCCTTATGCCTGATTCGGGAAAAGTCGTTTTGCGGGGTCCGTCGGCTGGCCTGCTGCGCCGCCGCGGATCACGCGGTCTTCACTGATTGCCTTGCCAGACCGATAGAAAAACCGGATCACTTCCGGGTGATTCCCCAGGCCGGACTCGTTGAGCAGCGCTTTCAGTTCGGGCGTGCCGAAGGTGTCGAGCGCCTTGCGAGCCGTGGCGAGGTTCGCCTCGATCGCATCGCCGCCGAACTCCTTGTCGGCTTTCGCCTGGCCGGCCCACTCGTCGCGCGCCTGCGCCAGCATCTCGGCCTGCTGCGACTGCGCCGACTCGGTGCGCTTGAGCGCAAGGTCGGCGAGCTTCTGCGCCTGCGACTGGGTAAGCCCCAGCTCCTTGGCGGTGGCCTTGATGTCGTCCGCCAGCTCGGCGTCGAGCGCCTTGCCTTCCTCGAACGCGAAGTCGGCGTATTGCTCGGGCACCTGCTCCTCGGCTTTCGCTTCGGTCTGCTGGCCTTCTCCATGCTGTTGCTGCTGCTCTTGGACCGGCTGGACCGCGGGGGCTTGCGCCTCGGGTGCGACCTGGACGGCCTCGGTCGATGCGGGCGCCTCAGTGATCGTTGTCGGCTGATCCGTCATCATCGTTTCCTGCGTCATGCTTTTGCTCCTCGAGCATTGCGGTGTACTTTTCGGGGCAGGCGTCGTGGATCTGCGCCATCAGCATCAGCCCGACGTTGCGCTGCCCCTCGAGGAAGAACGTTTCAGAGTTCCCGGTGAAGCTCGAGCGGAACACCCCGGTGCGTTCCAGCAGGCGCCACATGATCCGGCGCCCGCGCTTGTCATCCATCAGCCACTTGAAATCGTCC